GGGAAGCGCAAAGAACTCATACTCATTATGAGAGAAAGCGCCTCACCGCAGCGCTTTACTTTTAAGTTGGTGTGTCACCAATAGTTGCACAATAGTACAAATGTGGTGCACATAAGAAAAATGACACTGAAAAATCAGTGCCAATATTACAATATCTATCAAGCATGATATGATTATCATAAGTTGCATCTGCAACCTTGAAGATACTGATGTCATAGTTGTCGTATTCAGAATCATCTAATTCAATACCGACAGTGGAAAAATATGGTTTAGTGAATGCAAAACGTGTAGTATGCATAAATGGCATTTCAATAGATAGTGTAGGGTTAACCTTCACATCTGTTTGAGCTATACCACAACAGCCCCACGAATAATCTCCTAACAACATATTTTCTGCAATTTGATTATCTCCCAAACCAGTTGAATTAAGTTCAGTCCAATCACCTATGAGTAATGCAGAGTTGTCAGGAATACTAAATGTAGTTCGTCGCACATTCATTTTAGAACATCTACTGAGATTATCAGCCAACATAAAATGCCACTGAATAGATCCTCTATAAGCAACAAACATAGGCATAACCCAAGCTAGAGACGTATAATGAACATAGTTAAAATACTTGTTGGTGCCTGTAGCTATAACACCCTTGGCTTGTCTAGCACCAAAAGGATCATATCCTGGAAATGTAGGTCTCCTAGGTTGACGAATTGTCAACACAGCAGCAGTGTTGGAAGATGCTGCAGTAGCAGATTCTAATAAGATGGAATCTTGCAAATTGGCACGAGAAAGTAGCAACCGTAATGATGGTATTGCTTCCCCCCAATTTATAAGATATCTATCTTTTAAAGGATCACTCTTCTGTTGTTCATCTGGTAATGCATCTTCCAACAGACCTTGTACTACAAACGGGGTAAATCGTCTATTAAGTTCAATTGGATTTGCAAATTCTAGATTTTCAGAACCCCGAACAAACACCATCATAGTTACAGATGATGTGTCAATCGGTGCTGACAAAGTATTAAGAACTTGAACGGTAATCACTCCATTATCAAAACCTGAATCACAAGCTATAATGTCTGTATCCCACTGATTTTCCAAAGTCGATGTAGTTTTCAACCACATTTTATATTGCACATAAGGGACTCTAAATTCAACTTCTGTCATCTCTCCTATATCAACAATCTTAGTCATTGACACATTACTAATGTCGTAATCTTGGACCCATGAAACTGGATCCCAGTGTATTCGAACTCTACCTCTATGATATTGAGAACATATGAAACGAAAAGTGAAGATAATATCACCTCTCCATGCACCAAACATACGAGAAAGATAACCCATTGGAGTGAATCCTACAGTATACACAGTGCTCACAGGCGAGCCAACATCCCACATAGAAGGTGAAACCTTTGATGTAAATAGTCGTGTGTCTGTGGCATCAGCTGTACTCCAAATTGATGAAGCTAAGAAACTATCATGTTGAACAATTTTACTAATACTCAATGGATCTTCTTTATCATGTGGACATGCAATAGAAGGGTCGA